GTAGTACCGTAAAGAGCATAAAGGTAGCCATCTTCTTCCTTAAATTCCTCAATCTTATCGTTAATGAAATCTACAACAACAGTAGCAAAAGATCTATCTTCCTTAATGGTCTTACCAGTAGCAAGAATAGACAACTCATTCAATGCTGTAATACCAAAGGATGCAGTCATGTAGTTCACAAGATCACCAATCTCATCATCAGGATTCAAGAATCCATTATGAAGACCTCCCTGAGTGAAACACATGGGATTCGTACACGCCTTAGTATGCTTAAGTGCATCATAGCGTTTCTTAAGGAACTCTCTAATGACTTCCATACGATCACTAAGTACCTCAAAGAAATTCTTGTTCTCATTCTCAGCAACCTTCCAAATCAACGGAAGATTGAGAGACACAGCACCAATATTGCATCGACCAATAGTAATAGCCTTGCCATTCTTAGGGTCATGCCATTCAGTGAGGTATGCTCTGCATCCCATCGGGCTTGTAATAGCTCCAGTACGCTGATAGATCTCTCCTACCTTACCATGATTCAAGCTAAGGTAGTCAGGGTACATACACTTAGAAGAGCATTCTACAGCCTTCTCAAAGAGTTCCTTATGCCCCTTATCAGCTTCAATCTTGTCCTCATCATATAGGAACACAAGCTTAGGGAACACTACCTGCTTACCACCATGCCCCTTCATACGGGTATCTAGGATAACCTCACCAATCAACTTCATAATTTCACGATCAAGATCATCCATCGTGATGTCCCAAGTACCAAAGGTAAGCGTAGTAAACGCAAAGTCACCACGAGAACATGGGACAGTATTGAGCTTCAGCTCAAGAGACTGAAATCCTTGTTCAAGCTCACGTCTAAGGTCTTCATTAGCTAAACTCTCAAGGTTATCCAAACTCTTAATACCAAGCCTTTTGTACTTATTATAGGCATTATAGTACGTCTTTTTAGCATACGGAAGGAGAACCTTATCGATCTCAGCAAGAGTAAAACCGCCGAACTGTTGAGCTGTAGCAACCAAGGTAATATCACCGATCACCTGAAGGGCACTAAGGACACTTGTAGGATCTGTGTATTTAACATTGGACATCTCAAAGCCACCCTTAAGCACAGTGCCAATGTCAAAGAGGCAACAATTAAAGGAATTAAAGATCATGTCTCGTAAGTCATGAATGTAGATGTCACCACGCTTAACAAGTTCCTTTTCTTCCTTAGACAAATAGAACTGCTTATATAATTCCTTAGTCAGGTATCCCTTGATTAGAGAACCTTTAGTAGAGATAAGGGAGCTATCAAAGTTAGCATTCTCTTTATCACCTAACAACAACACCGTATCAGCTTCTTCCTTTACTGATTCAAAGGCTTTAGCATAGGTGTTCTTATAGTCACGGTATTCCTGATAAGCCTTACCAACTTCAGGGACATATAAGTTAAGAGCGTCAATAACAATCTTATGAAGTTCTTCAGTTGTAACCTCACATTTATTCCAAAGGTACCCCTCAATGTACCCTTCAACCTGCCAAAGCTTCCACTCATAAACTTCAACATTAGCTCTCTTTTTAGCTTTATCAATAGCTACTTTGATCTTATCCCAGTTCCAACCTTCGGAAGTACCGTCTTTCTTAATTACTTTAAAATCATTCATAGTGTGTGTGTATGTGTGTGTGCAATCATATTATTTAGCTTTTTCAATGCTGAGGAGGTAATATAAAGCCTTTAATGTGTCTTTATATTCGCGGATGTCTTCAGCACTATGATAATCCATGTTATTGAGTTTCTCAAGGGCTTCCAATAACTTATGTTTAGACATCATGAAAACATTTTCTTCCCACTTTTCATCAATCATCTTTATATTTCTCCATAATATTAATTAACGCTTCACCATCGGACTTATCGAATTTAAATCCCATGTATTCCACAGTACCACTCTTGTCAAATGCACTGTTAATGAATCCTGAAGCTACTTCAATATCTAACTTATTACTCTCATCGACGATACCTACCTGCTTGAGCATCGGCAGATACTTCTGGATGAGAGCATCTGCCTGATGCAGAATCAAGAATGTGCCCCCTCCAAGAACCCACTTCATCGTGGAGGGAGCACTAGGCATCAGTCGAGTATCAACAAACTCAGGGAGTACCTGAGAGATTTTACTCAAACTGATTTTCATAAGCTACTACCTTATGCCGAAGGCGTAGTCGTGGTCGTAGGAGCAACCCAAGAGTTATGCAGGGGCATAGGGGTAGGACAAATGGCCGAAGCAGGGACAATGGTCTTGGTGATATTGTTCATGGTACCCATCATGCCTGCAATGGTCTGGTCAAGGCAACCGAACTTCGCCTGAGTCGTCAGAGCGAGTTCATTGACCTTACCGAGGACAATCTGCTCTCTAAGTTCCTGCTTTTCACAGCAACACTTAAGCTCTGCCTGAAGCTTAGCGAGTTCAACACGGTTGTTCGCGGCTTCATCAGACAGAGGCTTGAGGTATGCAAAGGTTTCATCACGGAGTCTGCGGTTATCCGTAAGGGACTGCATATAGACTTCCTTGGCATTCTTATCAGAGTAGTTCTCAGCCTTCAGCACACTGTTCTCAGCTTGGAGAGCGGAGATCGTGTTCTGATTGCCACCACCGAATAAGCCTCCGAGGAGACCGTTGCCGTTAGCAGAGCTATTGAGGACACCCAATGCCGTACCTGCGATACCGAGACCTAAGCCCGATCCTGCAACACCTTTAGAAGCAAATTCTGCCCATAATAGACATCCTTTCTAGTAAACACTAGAGTTATATGGTAACTTAATTAAAAGCTAAGGTATCCATAGTTACCGAAAGAACACCTTAGTGCGGATTAAAGACCTACTTTAGCAAGACCTAGATGACCATCTGAGCCCTTACAAAGGAGCTTAGGGAGATTAGGCCAGATTACATCTTTTGGAAAACCTGTCTGTTCCGTGACATCCCTAAGAGCCTGTCTGTAAGCCTTCATCTCCTCAGTATTATTAGGGTCTGACGGATAGTCAGGCATCATGTACCAGTCAGTTTCTGCGAGCCTTCTGTCGCGTTCAGTTCGAATCTGTGCCGCAAGCTCTTCCTCTGGAAATTCGGAGGCTACCAATTCCTCAAAATTACCAGTTTCAGGATTTCGAATGTGCTCTTTTCCAGTTGTATTTCCCAACAACAGTTGATAATCATCTTCCGACACTAAAACATAACCAACCTTTAGTAGAGAGTCAATTTGTTCTCGCGTCTTCTCTTCTTTTACATACGTTTCGACACGTCTACCGCATTCATCAAATTTAATCAGATAATTCATATGATTTTCTTTAAAAACATGTATTGGTGCTTTCAAATGGACTTGGGTTGCTATTGGATTTAGCTAAAGCCCACCGCAATATATCTACAGTTTCCGCCAGAGTTATGCATGAACCCTGTATTGTTCAACCCATTTCCCCAACTGTAATCTCCAGTATCCCACGCACCAAACGTAACTGCTAAAACAGAACTAAAAGTTCTCGCAAAGTTAGCCCATGTATCTGGGCCTGCTGATCCCCAAACGATAGTAAACCCCGTTGAGTTATCACGTGCCCATCCAATACCGCCTTCAGAAACAGACCAATTTGACGTATTAGCGGGAATATGCGGCTTATTCGTCAAGTCATTGTAGTTACCTGATGTCGCAATGGCGTGGAGACCAAGAGGGACATTACCAGAGTCATTAGGTGTAATATTGTTCACACTAAGGACGACCTTAGGCATGTCCGTAATCTGAGACACCGTATGAGTGTGGGACTTGTTAGCTTTACCTGCAAGACCCTCAGTAAGTTCCACCAAAGAAGCCTTCTTAGCAACCTCATTAGCAACATAAGTCTGTGAAGCAAGTGGGTAATTCTCCCCTGCTGTACCACTCATACCCACAAGGGTCTTCTTTTCTTTATCCCATACGATCTGACCTTCATGACCTGCATAAGCATTAATCTGTTCAGTCGTACCTGTAATTTGTTTTCTTTCTTTAATTGCCATAATTCACTTTATGGGGTACCTAAATCCCCATAATCAATAAATCCTTCAAAAGTAGCTACATTAAGTTTACCATTAAGTGCGTCCTGAAGACCAATTACGTCAGCAACAGTATGTGTATGTGATGAATTAGCTTTACCTGCAAGACCATCAGTAAGTGCCTTAGTGGTAGCATAATCACCCTTTGGTTGCTTCTTAAGCAACTCAGCATTAACAGTAGCTTCTAATGCATAAACACCAAGATTAGGTTTATTCTTAATGTAATCCTTATGAGTACTATCGGTCTGATTCCAGTCTGACTGGAGCTGACCTGTAGATGCTTGATCAGCATATCCTCTAGCTAAGTCTGCTTGCTTCTTAGCTTCAACCTCATAAGACTTAGCCATAGCCGCAGAGCTACTAGCAGAGTCCTTATGGAGAGCCGCATTGTCTTCAGAGAGTTTAGCCGCTTTAGCTGAGTTAGCACTAGCCGTAGCTTGTGCAGTAGACGAACTAGCACTATTAGCAGAGTTCTTAGCACTAGCATCTGCCTGAACTGCTGAGGCATGAGCAGAGTCTGCATCTGTGGATGCTTCAGAAGCCTTAGCAGTAGCAATATCTGCCTCAGTCTTAGCTTTATTAGCATAGTATTTAGCAGAGTATTCACTACCATCTACTGTGCCATCCATCTTATTAGCCCAGTCCTTAGCCTCAGTAGCTTTATCCGTAGCCATAGCTTCAGAAGCCCTCGCATTAGCTTCGGATTCACCCGCCTGAGTAGCACTAGATTCAGAAGCTAATGCGGAAGTCTTAGAAGCTCTTTCAGCTGTCTGTGCGGCATCCTTAGACAAAGCCGCATTATCAGCAGAGTTCTTAGCTTCAGTTGCCTTATTTGTTGCTATAGTAGCCTGTGCAGAAGCTGTAGAAGCACTATTAGCAGAGTTCTTAGCACTAGCATCTGCCTGAACTGCATACTGATGAGAAGCATCAGCATCACTTTCAGCCTCCGTAGCTTTCTGAGTAGCAATCATAGCTTGAGCTGTAGCATTAGCTTCGGATTCACCTGCCTGAGTAGCACTAGCTTCAGACTCAGTAGCCGCAGTCTCAGCTCTAACAGTAAGATTAGTGACAGTATCTACAGAGTTAATAACAGTATTGAAATCAGGTACTAATCCTGCAACAGTACGAACATCTTCAATATTGTCTGCAACAATCTTAATGTTACCACCAGTGATAGACGGCAGAGGAGCTTCAGGATTACCTAAATCACCATAGTCGTCATAGATGCTACCCTGAAGGGTACCCGCAAGGTCAGTGCTTACAATGTTAATCTTATCAATGTTATTAGAGTCAGTAACAACATGGTCGATATTGTCAGCTACAATCTTAACCTCAGGAGCTATAGGTACAAGAATCTCTGCAATATCTGTGACCACCTTTTCGGATTCCTTAGCGTTGACCTCAGCTTCTACAGCTCTATCTCTAGCCTTCTCAGCCTCAACACGAGACTGATAAGCACCCATCGAATCAGCTTTATAGAGCTTAAGATTGACAGCATCACCATCGTTTACTGCATCACCTACATTAACAATGCGGTGACCTTTAGCATCCCAATTACCTTCTTTATTGAGAATAAGAGCATCATTGATAACATCTCGACCTTCTTCAGCGATATGAATGGTCTGAATAGAGGAAGTATCAAGATCAGTAGCTTTAAGAATCGAGGCATCCTTAAATGAGACAATACGATCAGTAGCTGATGTGTACCGTCTTACGGTTACCTCAACACCTGCCTGTGGTGCAGTTTTAAGTCTGACTGTTGTTTTATCTAGGAAGTAGTAGTCCTTAGAGGTATCCCCGTAGTCCCCACCTTCTAATACAGTGAGTCCTACGGATACCTTTACGAACTTCTTAGCTAGATAATCAAAGGGGACGGTAAAGTCAGTAGTAGTACCGTCACCTGTATAAATAGCAATAGTAGAAGCCATTATATTTAGTTACATCCCATACTTATAGTCTTCAAGCTCCTCTTTAATATACTGCTTAAGAGAAGGTGTAATTAAAGGAATATTAGGAAGACCTGTAAGACCAAACATTAGTTGCCTAACAGTGTTCTTACGTTCTCTATAGGTGTCCTCATCGGTTATAGAGTCTCTTATTAAGTTATAAGTCCCAACACCACCTGAAACAATAGACGAAGCAAGTCTTATTGCAGGAGCCATGTCAACAACCAAGTTTCCTAAATCGGGAGCTGACAACCAACTAGACTCTTGTTGAGGAGTTCTAGTAGAAGCAGTAGTCTTTACATCAGTGCCTATACCTACAGAGTTAGCCATTAAAGCCGCAGAAGCAAATATAGGGTTTCTGTTAAAGAAAGAATTGAAAGCAAGCTTTTCGTAATTCTCAGGGTCTTCTAAGTCTTTGAAAGAGCCTATACCAATAGTGTTCCTTAGGTACTTTTCTCTTTCCTCTTCAGGCATACCTAACGATCTAAGCTGAACCTGTGCAATAGTAGTAGCCGCAGTAAGAGCTGATGCAGTCATGAAGTTATTCAACTGTGCTAGACCACCTTCATCCTCAAGTCTATTCATCATCTTTACAAATCTTTTATTGTAGGATTGAATAGCAAAGGTCTTAAACTGCATAGCAAGAGACACAAAAGGATGACCCTTACCGATCTGCCAAATAAAGATGTCATCTAGACCTCTTCTCTGCATAGTCTCGTTACAGACATAATCCGTCATTCTTCGGAACACATAAGAGAACCTATCGTCATCTTTAAGTTGAGCAAAGTTATCAGAGATAGTCATTCTACCATCTTTGATGCTAGTAAATGACTTCAGTCTCCTAAGCATATAGTTATAATCAGCTTTACTGATGTCTACACGCTTTAAGTCTACATCTCTCAAGAACCCATTATAGTCCTTCTTTACGGCATGGGACTTGTTAATAAGTTCAGACCAAAAGCAACTTTGAACAGCATCAATGATAGAATCATTAGAGTATCTCATCACAAGGTTACCTGGGGAATACTCAGCTAAAACCTGAGAAATACCTACAGCAGTAGCTAGGTAAGGGTTAGTCGCTCTGTACATCTCCTGATTAGACCTAATGATCTCTCTAACACCCATCAACTTTAGAACTTCTCTGCCTTGTAGATAGTCCTGAATATATCTTCGATCTGCTTTAGACAAATCTTTATTGAAGAGCTTTTCATAAACTTCTCTAGTGACTGGCAAAGCTTGCATCATAAACTTCAAGCCATATGCTCTAAGAGCTTGTGCAACTTCACCATAGTTTAAGACACCCATTAGTGTACTATAAGCACCATAAGTAAGGTGTCTACCAATAGCAGAGATAGCGTCAGAAACTCCGTAATCTCTATCACTAATAGCTCTACCGTAGGCTCTGTTAAGGATAGCATTCAGTTCATCTACAACTTCGGCTTTAGTACCTTCTTTAAGATTCCTAGATACTCTAAACTCATTACCTAAGTCATTGATGATATTCTTCATCCCCTCATAGTCAGCACCATAGACACGCTTAGTAGCCAACAACCCAGTAGACGTATTGAAGTATGCTCTAGTAGCATCTACTAAATCCATTCTAAGGCTATTGACAGAGAACCCTTCAGCGTCAACATATGAGGTGTTCCAAGGCATACGTCTCTTTTGGAAATTAACATTTGAACCTGATCTATCAAAGTTCTCTCCTCTTGAGGTGTTCTGATCCATGTACCCAAAAGCACTATCATCAGCCTTTTTAGATAACCATTGAAGGAAAGCCTCTTGCTCCATTCTTTCGTTCTTAACCTTTTGAGACTTAGATAGCTTCTTTTGATCTAATGAAGCAAGACCTTTAGCCTCAGGTGTAGCGGCCATTTCTTCTCTAAATATCTGTAGGAAGTTGTCATAGGTTTCCTTATCGTTAAGGACGCCATTATACAAATTAGTGGAAAGTCTAGCTCTAGCTGTAGCTACAGCCTCTTTACCAAACCCGAATCTTCCAACATATTTAGTAATCTTAGCTCTGTCAACAATCATCGGTAGATATTTACCAAAAGAGAAGATGTTATCCACCAAGTCATGATTAACTAGTTGGTAACCTCTCTTTTCATAAGCTTTTCCAATGGTAACAGCAAGCTCAGCTAAATCCTTATTGCTGTTCATTGCTTTACCAAAAGACGAAGTATCCTTGCCAGCGATCTTTCTATACAAGAAGTCGTTAACTTTATCTCTACCAAAAGCTGTAGATACATTGGACACCTTATTGGTAATACTATCCATTAACCTATTGTCGTCTACACGGAATCCTTCAACCTCTTCCATTAAAGTAGTTTTACCACTACCATAAGCTAATGTTTTCTGTCCTGAATCCTCAGGGTAAGTAATACCACCTCTCTGCTCAACAGCTTGTTCAGTTCTGTTTATCTTTGCAAAGTTTCTATTACCTCTTGATCTAAGCCCTTCCTCAAAGTCAGTAATGCTAGACACAAACTCCCTTAACTTTGGAGTGCTTGGATCTCCCATATACTGCTTTAGTTTTGTTTTAAGTTCTACAGAAGGTAACTTAGATTCAAGTTGCTCTCTAATATCGTTGATCTTTTTGTATGCAGGTAAGGTTTCCTCAGAAAACTTCCCTAGTAACGAAGTAGTGTCTACTTCTTCACCTCTAATCATCTTATCGTGATTAATAGCTACTTTTCTAGCCGCATTGCCAGTAAACCTTACTCCTTGGATACCTAGAGTTAAAGCTGTGATGCTATACACATCAGTCCACACATCATGGTCTATACCAGTTGTCATCTCCTGCAACTGATTAGAGGACACCCCTGCAACTACATTAGCCGCAATTGGTACTGCAACTTTACCTGCCTTATTTAGGACTACAGCCGTCTTAGTAGCTCCTGAAGCTAACTTAGCAGGAACACCTACTTGAGGAAATGCCACAGCCGCCGCAGTAGTAGCAATATCAACAGGATTACCTACCATCTGACCTAGACCACCAACCAAAGACATATACCAAGGAGAGTTAGCCATCTTTCTCTCAATTCTACGATTTTCGTCGATTAAGTCAAGATTCTTTCGAACCTCTTCAGGCGTTGATGCTCCACTGAATGCAATATCTAAAGCATCCATGTCGTAGTTAGTCTGTTGAAGCCACTTATCAAGTTCTTCTGAATCCTTAGGTGAATACTTAGATACAGGATTTAAAGTACCTTGCCAAGCTCTTCGAATCTGCATTCCTATAGGGGATGTTTTAAGACCGTCCATGAAGATCTCACAACCATCCCCTAATTCGTAAGAACCCTCCCAAGCCTTTAATTCTGATACTTTAGGTTCAGCAACTATAGTCTGTTGAGGCTCTTCACCTTTATTAATGAGTCCACTATTACTAAGCCTAGATAGCTCATCAGAAATTAAAGGCATATTTATAACTCCTTATTTTCTACTAATCTTTTGAAACCAGTATTTTTTAAGATCCTTAACATATTCATCTTTAGTGAGTTTAGACAATTCAGTAATAGGTAGCTTTCCTTTACTTACACCATCAACACCCACAATAACGATTGCTCGTTCTCCAGCGTCAAAGAAAGACATAGAGAAGTCGGTAATGTTCTTAGATTTCATTAAGTCCCTAAAAGCTTTATCAGCACACCACCCAATATCTATCATGTTTTCTTCTTTAGCATTTATATTGCCAAAAGACTCTTCAAGGTACACTCTAGGCACTGGGGTATTACCTACCTGATAATAAGACTGCTTAACTACTTCTTTACCTGCCTCTATAGCATCTTTATAAGTAGTCTCAGGGTCCTTCTTTTTATACTCTTCCGCGAAAGAAAGAGCTAAAATATCAAGCTGATTGTTAGCATCAATATTTAAAGGGTCTTTACTTCCGTATAAAGAGTGGCTACCTAGAGAAGGGGATGTTACAGGAAGCTTCTTTTCACTAGCGTCTCTCTTGTACTCAGCCAGCATTCTCTTAGAGTTACCTATTACAGCCATAGGGTTTCTTCCTAAAGAGATAGCCATCTTAGCGGTATTGACATAATCTACAGCCCTGTCACCTGCAAGTCTTTCAAAAGCTGATGAATTTATGTCATACAAAACCATTAAAGACTTAAGAGGATCAGGTACATTCTTAATACTTCCATAATCAGAAGTCTTAAAACCCTTCTTTGGGTCTAAAGTACCTTTGTTAACCCACTCATCTACAAAAGGTTCAAACTGAGATACAGAATCTGAGACAGTTCTTGCAATAGCATTCTTAAGTGCAGGGTACGTGTTAGACTTATTTGCAGAATACGCCATGAGATTCTTAAGCCTTTCGGGATGTTCCTGTGCCTCACTAAAGATTTTAGCTACAACACTTTGAGCTACAACATCCATGTGTTTAGCGTTAAACCCAGTACCATCATACTCAAGCTTCTTATCTTCAATAGACTTCTCTACAGGTTTTCCATCAACACAATCCATAAGATATGTAGCCCAGTCAGTTGAAGCTTTGTCAAATACAAGCTTCTTACCTGCAACTTCCACAGCTCTTTCTTGTGCCCTTTGTGCTTTAGTAATACTCCTAAAAAGATATTCAGTCCGATCAGTCTTTGTATTACCGTTGTTACTAAGTTCTCTGTTTAACCTAGTGGTTAGTCCTGACACATTCCCCTCTAGAGCCATCTTGTCTACAGAGGATTTGAACTCATACATACCTCTAGCGTCCATGTTGAACCTAAGGTTTTGTGAAGTTCTCTTGATAGTCTCTATACCCGCAGAGCCTATATAGTCAGTAAAAGTAATACCTGTGCCAGGTACTTCAGTATCCTTAATGATCTCTAAAAGCTTATCTCCATCAGGAGAGTCACCTAGAGCTTTAAGAACAGTATTTGCATAGACAGAAAGATCCTCAGGGGTATAGCGATAACCATTTTCCCTAAGGGTGTCTGCAATGACGTTATTGAAAGAGTTAGGTGTTAAGTTACCTGAGTTAATTAACGCAATTGTTTTAGCGATGTCATTGTTAAGTCTTTGCTGAACAAGTCTATCGTTAGTTACCTCAGAGTTTCTTAGAAGGTTCTTAATTCTACCATTTTCAGAGTCAGCGAAGAAGCCCTCATTAAACCAGTAGTCGTTACCATTAGCATACCCAAAGACCTCTGAAACTTCTTTCATAGCCTTCTTAGAATGCTCATAATGTAAGGCATCAACCTTCTCGGGAGGCATCCCTACAAACTCACCTTTATTGACTCTTTCAGTGAAGTCTTGTTCAGATAACTGAAACACTAACTTACCGTGGTCATACTTAAGCCTCTGCATAGCAATAGGGTCATCCTGAAACGGAATAGACCCATTCTTCATTGCGGCTTGGTATTCCTCAATAGAGTGCTTTTTAAGGTAGTCATCAGCCAAGGAGTAGCTAAGTTTCTGTCTTTCTTCAAAGACACCCATAGCTCCCTTAATGACGTCTCCTGCTACACTCATCCAGTTGACTTCAGGTTCAACTATAGGGTCTCTAGGGGTAATAGAGACTTGTGCAGGAGAGCTTTCACCTAACTTTTTTAGAGCTGAGTTAAAGTATCTCCATTCACTCCACTGGTTAGCAATGGAGGAATTTCCATCTGAATTTTTATAAGCCATTAGTAGAAGTAACCTCCACGTCTATTTTTTTCTGCAATCTGTCCCCCTAGTTTTCCAATGTTTGCATAGAAGTCTAACCAAGGTTTATGTTGGTCATATAAAGTATTGAACCTACCAATGAAAGAAGACCCTAACGAAGAACTAGAGGAAGAAGTAGCAGACGTAACAGGTTTAGTAACACTTCCTACAGCACCTAATACTGCACCTGTTTTGAGACCAGTCTTTAATGCACCACTAATATTAGATGCACCTACCTTTTTAATAACACCTAATGACTCAGTAGAAACATCTTTGGCAACCGTAGGAGCGGCACTACTGATAGCATCAACAGCAGGTTTGGTACCTGTACTTAAGGCTCCTGCGGCCGCACTACCAAGACCTGCTACAGACGCACCTATAGACGCACCCTGAAGGGCATCAGACATAACCTGCATAAAAGCTTGAGTACCACCTACAAGATTAGATTTAACAGAAGCCTTATATTGTTCAACCTCATTCTTTGTAGTAATATACAAAGCCTCTTTCTGCCCTCTTACTTCCCATACTCCTTGCTTGTAGGCTTCTTTAGTTGCAGTTTCTTGCCTAGAAGTTTGACCGTGAATAACCTGCTGAATCTTTTCCTGAGACCTACCTTCAAGACCAGTCTCAGCCATAGCCGCTTCAACCTGAGCATTGTTCTGATAAGCATTCATCGACAAACCTAACAGCTCTACCATAGCAGAGTCGTACATTGACTTTTCTTGTCTATCTAAAGCCGCTTGGTTGTAATTATAATTAATCTGTAGATACTTCATCTGCTGTTTAAAAGCCTTAATCATATTGCGATTAGACTTTGAAATACCTAAGATAGAACTACCACCGCCGACAACCGCACCAACAGCCGCACCTATACCTACAATAGTACCGCTCATTCTTTATGTAATTCCTCTCTATTTGTAGTTAACAACATCCACTCATCAGTGAACTCTTTCTCAGCTTCTTTAACATCAGTAGATTCTGTTTTAAAGCACATAGTGATGTAGGTATCTTCAACTGCTCTGAATGCTTGTCTACGTCCTGCCTCAGCTTTGATAACATTATACCCCTCAAGTCTCCCTACAGTGTTCCCTAAGGTAACATAACAATCACCACTTACAATAACAGTAGTAGGGATCTTAATGAAAGCTCCGATGATAACTGTATCCTTTGGTACTTTACAAGTCCTATAGTAAACACCTTCATGAATAAAGTGTTCAATAGGAATGTCTACTTCTCTATCACCAAGATGCTCAACTGCATATATTGCCATATCACAAAGTAGATTGTTTTGTTCGGGAGTGAGGGGTAGTAACGTCATATTGCTGAGTTCCTTCTAATATAAAGACCTTCCCAACCCCCTGAGATAATATTAAGAGGTTGAGGATTATTTGAAGACAAAGAAATAACTACTTCACTGTTGTTATCCTGTACAGGGAACTTATATTTACCAGTGAACACGTTATTGACACCTAGCTTAGTCCTAGATTCACCTAGGATCTTACCAGTGAATCTATACTTAAAGTGCTTATCTTTTATATCATTATCAACGTGACAATCAAAGACACCACTATTGGAATAGTTAAACCAGTAGTATCTAAGCTGTAGTCTGCCTTCATCCTCAGAGACAACACCGCCGTTACCTGTAGCTCTCTTAATGTTCTGCTTAGATAACTTAGTGTAGAAGTAATAGGACATCCCTATAAATACCTCTTGTCCTCTGTGGTCACCATTGATTCTAAAGACACCATTCTCATCCCATTCATGGATCTCTCTGACATATCCTTCCTTAGTCACCATATAGTAGAAGTACTCACCTGTCCTGCGTGATACATACCCGTAGATGTTTCTAAGGGATACCTCAGTATAATCATTGAAGTCACTATACTTAGCTTCTCTAGGAATAGTGTATTTGATCTTTCTATCCATGAATAATCTAACAGGCTCATCAGGGAAATCAAGGGCATTGCCTGTAAGCTGTGCCTTATCCAAGAAGAGACCATTAGGAGAATTAACTAGTAAGTAAATCGTAGAATCTACAAACTCAGCTAAAACTACCTCAGTACCTTTATAGCCAAAAGTCCACTTAAACCATGCCTGTTGTTCACTCACACCGTTCTGTAGAATAAACTTATAGCAGTACACAGTATTAGGATTATTGGAGTTAACTAAGGTAACAACATTCTCTGTAGTATTCCCTGAAAGTCTTGTAACTCCCCTTGGGATATACGTAGGAATATGAGCAGAGACATTTTCAGCATCCTTAAGGTCAGCTACGTCTTGCAACGAATAGTATCTCATAAGAGAACTATAGTTAACCCTGTCGTTCACAAAGAAGATACTAGGACCGACACTAATAGGTTGAACCATTGGGTTATAATCAAAGTTAGTGATTTGGTCACACTTAACACTCTTAGGTGTCATAACACCATCGCTAGATAACACAAACTGACCCTCACGAGAGAACAACATAAGCTCTCTAGCAAAAGGTACAGCATGGGTTAATGTGGCTACCTTATTGGAAGACACAGAGACATCAATAGGGTCTGTGTCAGCAATAGCCGCAGAAGACTTAAACCAAAAGTTATAGAAATCATTAGTAGAACTAAGGATGATAGACTCATCAGAGATAACACCTAACCTATTACGGTAGAAGAAGATGTCATTGATATTTTTACCAATGAAAGATGGATCAGGATTAGTGTCTTCATTACCTGCACCTCGGTCTACCCAAGGTAACTTCTTAAGTTTAAACCTACCATCAGACTCTCTAACAATGGCGTGAGGCATATTGCGAGGGTTAATATGATAGGGAATACTAGGTGCAACAGTCTCTTTCCAAACCTTCTTGGCGTCATCCCACTTCACATAAAAGTCATCATCCTCAGAGTTCTTTTCACCTGAGACCTGCATGATGTAACCATTAGGTGCAAGTGGTGGTAACTTATTGACAGCCGTAACTTTGCCCATATATGCAATAGCATTCTGATTACCAAAACCGTCCTTAACTAAGACGTTAGGAGGGGTATTACCTGATTTAGGACTTATGGTAATCATAGAGTCACCAATAAAACCAAAATTATAACCTGATACATCCACACCTGACTTAGAGTAGCCTATGGTACCCCTACCGCCAAGCTGATAAAGAAGGCTTTCATAAGAATCACCTACTTTATCAATACCAAAAATAAGGGGAGCACCATATGCCATAATATTAAATAAGATATTAGCAATAAAGGCTGTGGTAGTTTGTACAGCTTGTTTAGCTTCACCACCATCAGGTGTAATCACACCACAAATATACTGCCCATTAATGTACACCGCGTATGCCTTAGCATACTGAGCATTTTTAATGTAGATAAGAGACGTATTAGACCAACCACTATCTGATCTACCATCTACTGAATCTACTACCTTCTCAGTGTTAAGGACAAAGGTATAGTCAGCTACAGTCACAGCCTTAAGGGATTCCCTAGGATTACTAGCAGTAATATACTGTCTAGCCTCATCATCTTCAAAGTAGCAAGTCTTAGGAGTCCCATTAAGGTCAAACACTTGGAACTCACCGCTACCTAACTGGAGAATGTATTGTTCATGCTCATCTCTATTGATGACATGATACTTCTTCTTTGAGGTATCTACACGTTCACCTACTCTAGCTACGTGAATAGTCGGAGGTCTCTTTTGGAGACCTTCAACTTCATTAGGGAAACCATTGATTAACTCAGTGACCTGATCGGGAAATCTGATAATGTCAGGTTGCTGAGACACACCACCTTTGAATGATGGGATACTTTGAGAAACCAAAGGCATACTTTAGCTCCTCTGAATTTGTTGAGAGATAAACTGGTCATCATTAAAGACATTATAGTTACCAGTCATCAACTCATAGTCAACTACATCAGCATATGCCGCAGACTCTTCTAACTGAAGGTGTGCATCAATATCAGCTGAAGTCAAGTATCGCATCTGAAAGATTCTAGCAGACCTCGCAGTAATATACTTACGAAACACATTAGGTAACTCTTCAAATGGGAGTTCCTTAACTAGCTCTCCAATGGTCAAACCATTAGGGAACTCATTGGTATTTGTCTCAATGTCGAAAAAATAGCCCGATCTATCAACTAGCTTGTAACCTGTAGTAAACACTCGAATATAGTCACGAGCATATGGAACAAGCCCAGTATCAGAATCGGGCTGTAGATAAACATTATTAAGAGTATTGAACTTATAACCCCTAGATTGAATCTCAATGCTAGTAGCTTTAAGAATCCTCTTGGCATTCAAAACATCAACATTGAGGTCATCCTCAAGGGAGTTCACAGGGCTAGAACCTACAGACGATAGGATTTCGTTAACAGCATCAAGCTCATTACTAGGTGTAATAATCATAATTATTCAATAACTTCCTTAGTATTAGGGTCAATACCTTTCGTATTGATAGGTTCACTAACTTTCTTACGAGTAGCACGCTTCACAGGTGTCTTAGTAGGGGCAGAAAGGAGACCTAACTTAATAGCCTCCTCCTCAGTTAAATCTCTGCCCCACTTAGACACCTGACAGAAGTACGTTGTGCCGTAATACTCGTGGATTCTGTCAAGTGTCATGTCTATTAAGCCTGAGCCGTCTTAACAAAGATACCAACAGCTTCAGGACGAAGACCACCATGGCCCCAAACTAACTTAATTGTTAGCTAGACTATCGCTTACCCCTTAGGGTTCTTTTCATTTAGTCGTTGCTTGTGCCAATAAAGGATCATCTCAGCATCATGCCTTTTAAGCCTAAGATGCGGGATAATTGCCTTTAATACTTTAGTAGCAGTTCCGTAGAACGATGCTCCAAAGTTTAATCGAAACTCTTTAATATTTTCTTTTGTTGTCTTGTAGATCTTACCACCATAGGTATTTTGGATTAGCTCTACAGAGCATACATCAGATTTTTGTACATGGATCTTAAGCCAGTGTTCTCTATCGGAACACCTTAGATATCCATCACCATCAATGTATCCTGCTAACCATGCAGGACTAGCATTCTTTTTGTATCTAGTTGGGCCTGTATCAGCCCTAGATTCTTTAGCAAACTTTCTAAGCTCATCCACCTGATCTTGAGTCAGGTCTACTCCAGATAGCTCTCTACGCTTTTCGAGCATTCTCTGAAAATGTTTGCCTTTGATTACCATATGTTTAATTATATGAGGTAAGAACTTTTCCAAGTCATTCTTACCTGCAACTTTCCAATACTTTTGGTTCTTATCTCTTACATCAGTGATGGTACCTACATCGTAGGCATCCCTAAGGTCTTGGAGAAGCTTAAAGCCTCTACCTCGATTATCAATCTGAGTAATACCAAACTGAAGACCTATACGAAAGAATCCGTCTACAGTTTTGTTAAAGTGGAAAGCAAGGGTTCCGTCAGCATCTACGAAACCTGCAACATATTTATTTAGAGTTTCATTATAGTTACTCATCTTTGTATACACCTATACTGTTTTATGAGTTATTTGGCTTCAATCGGGTTGTCTATATAGAGTTTCCCGTTATTTAGAAAAGATTACGCGACAGGTTAGTTTATCGCATATTTGGCAATGATTTGGTCAGCCTGATATTCAGCACGGCGAGCACGTTCCATAGCCAAGTCTTTCAGCTTAACCGTACCAACAGCGGAACGGTGGAACACGATACCCTGAAGACCTGCTGTCTTGACCTCAGAGTTGAGAGCGTGCTTACCATCAACACCTTCATTCAAGAGGTGCGGAACTTCAATAACCTCAAAACCACAAATCGTCTGAAGCTTGCCTGTATTCGGATCGAACAAGGCATGGTAGTTAGCAGAGTCAGGCATAAGAGCCTTCATCACAGCGGAGTATCCTTCAGGAGTAAGTAAGCAGTAGCGGTCGCCCATCGGGACATAGTTCTTCGTCATCTGAGCACGAGCGGCAAGGAGACCTTCAAGGATCTTGTTACCATAGGTAGCATCCTGAGAAATATCAAGACCTGTGACGAATTCAAAAGCCTTACCAGTGCCGAGAACTTTATCAGCACCAACACCATTATCAGGAATGTTACCGTCCTTAGAGGTAGCATCCTTAGCCGCTTCATTAGCGAGTTCGTTAATCACGGCACAGTCAGCCGCCATAGCGAGAGCTTCACCAAGCTGACGAGAGTATTCAACTCGAACGTCATAGTGATTCATTGCATCGTCAATGTCCGTAATCAAGCAGTCAGCAGTCAAGAGACCGTCAATAGCAATCACACGTTCATTGTGTTCCATCTTCTTACGCTGATCGTCAAGGGAGTCACCAGGTGCAAGATACTTAGCACGGGTACGACCCATAACAGCGAATGAAGCCGATTTACCATGGTCAATGGTACGAACCTGATGACGAGACATCATCACAGTATTACGAGCGAAAGCCGTCAAGACTTCACCCGAGAAGACCTTCATAAAGAGAGCATCACGATCACCTGCAGATAATTTCTGACCAGGATTAGAGATACCAGTTGCGGCAAGTTCAGCCATTTATTTAATTTCCTTATTGTTAATGTTATAAAAGTTTAAAATGATAAATTACATATTAGTAGCCCACATCATCTGTTCTACTTCTTGGGTGTACTTAGCATCTCTTCCATAGCGAGGATCAGACATCGCTTTAATAATATCAGCTTTGCTAGTGAAACCCTTAGGTTGACTTTGATGTGGCTTTGCACTACCATGGATAGACTTATTAGCAGTGCCCATCTTTGCTACCATCTTAGCCTTCATACCTTCAAGCATCAAGACAATAGCGTCGATGTTGTTGTTGTCGATTGCACGATTGAAAGAGTCAATAGACTTCTTTTGGAGGTTATTGGAAGCCCAAGTAATAATCTTTTGGTATTCCTTTTCACCACCAACAGACTCATATACAGCATTAGTGAACTTAGCTTCAATAGCTTTACGTCCCTCAATGAAAGACTCTACGACTTCAATAGGATACCCTGCATCCTCAAGAGCCTTAATGGTCTCCTCAGAGAGGTCTCCAGTTCGTTCGTATTCCTTCACAGCCGCATTGAAATCTACACCCTTATCTTTAAGATCTTTCTTAAGGGATTCTACGGCTTTAGTATGCTTGTCTACTTCTTCTTGAAGATTCTCATCAGCTTGTCCTTCATCAGAAGCATCACCATCAGAGTCATCATCCGTGCTTTCGTCATTAGGTTCTTCAATGTTGTTGTTATCGGATTCATCCCCACCTTCATCATTTTGCAGGGGGTCACCGCCCTCATTACCATCGAACTCAAGCCGATCGGTGGTAGTCTCTTGGATCTCAATGCCATGGGCACGAGCTTCTTCTTCAAGAGAGGAAGGTGCATCATAAACGTTAGTAGATTGTTCCGTTGTCATTGTTAGTTATTTATTTTGTTAATTGGTTACATAGGTTGCTGTGCTAGTTATGCTAGCTGTGCTAGTTATACTTGCTGTGCTTGCAGTTCAGCATTAGCTTGATCTGTAGCAATCTGTGCACCTGCATCAATACCTTGTTGCTGTGCATATTGTTCCATAGCCGCCTGTTGTTCAGCCTGAAGTTGTTCAGGTGTCTTAACGAGACCAGTGGCATCAATATGAGCCGCCGCAAAGATTCTAGTAGCTAAGTTCCCAATATTAAGAGCTTGCATAAACTCAGGGAACTGTTGCATGATCTGCAAGGCTTGTGCTAAGTTATTCAAGTCTTGTCCACGACCAAGGGCATCAACACCCGTGATAATGGAGGGTTCAATCTCAGCTATTTCTTCAGAGATAATCGGGAGTAACCCCTGTGATTGCATCTGATTGAAGATACAACCAACTAAAGGATACTGAAGTTCCTGAGAGAGTAGCGAATATACACCACCTAAGGTATCCTCAAGCTCACCTGCAACATACCTAATCTCTTCTGCGGTAACTCTGTCTCTACCACTAGCACCACTCTGTACAGCAGAGTTCAGCAAGAAGGCATAAGACAATCTAGATTCAACCTGCTGTGCTGTGGTCAATACAGTTGACATATCCATGCTCTTATTCAATTGCATGGGTACTACGTCTTCCATACGCCCTCTAACAAAAGCACCATTGTCAGCCTTAGCTAATGCTCTGATGTTAGTTTGACAGGCAGGAGATACAAGGTAGAGAACCTTAGATGCAATCATAGACATCTCTACGATTGACTTAGAGAGATTCTCAAGGGACACAAGGTCACCAAGATAGTCTTCAACAAAAGATCTACCGTATGCTTCACCGTCTTTCTTGGTGAATCTGATAGGAATCCATGGAGATTTACCTGAAGGATACTGTTGTTCACTACCTGCTAAAGGCTCACCACCAATCTCTTGATAGGATTCCCAATGATAGGTCTCACCCTCAGGTACTCTATAAATATGAGTGTAGATTTCGACCTTTTCATCTACTTTAGGCTCACCTGTTTCAGGGAGAGCCGATTGAATATTATCAGGAAGAGAGCCACGTGCTACAGTGTCTAATGCGACAATCTGTAAGACATTACCAATGGCATCTCTCTGAACTACATACTCACGGAGACTATAACATCTCATACCACCTTCAGCAGGTGGAAGGAACAGAAGAGCATTACCTGCAATAATCAATTGCTTAATAGCTTCAAACAGAGTAGGTCTAAGAGATTGGGACTCCATGTATTTGACCATCTGTTGTTCCATCATAGAAAGACCATATTCAATCATGTCTTTCATCTGATCGTCCTGAGCTTCATTAAGCTTTTGGGTACTCTCTACATCAAGCCCCAATCTAAAGAAGGGCTGATTAGGAGGCAACAAAGCAAGCAATAGCTTAGATGCAAGATTATTGAGACCTCTAGCACCTACGGAATTGTAGGGAGTCTCATAGTTAGTACCACCATCGTCAGATTCCTTGGGGAACAACATAGGGATGGTGTACTTTGCACACTTTTCTGCTCTCTGAGTGTATGGGTCTCGGTCAGTCTTAAGCTTATCGTAGGTAACCTTAGCACCCTCTAAAGGGATATTACCTGCGGTATGTTCACTAGTTGCCATTCCAACCGTCCTTATACAATGTTACGACCTTCACCACTCTATAGTAACTCCTAGACAATATTTCGACCAGCACCAGTCACAACAGGAGTATCCTTCGTGGAGATCTTAAGGGCTTTCTTACCCTTCCTACGCTGAACCTTTTCGGTATCCTTCTTTTCCTCAGCTTCACCTTGAGTATCCTGAAGCTCTAACTCAGGAGCAGGGGTAGGCTGAGAAGGGCTACCACCACCTCCACCAATACCCACAGCCCTAGATACCTTACGTACAGCTTTACGTACAAGCTTACCTAAACCCATTATTTATTTACCTCTTTATAAAATGTTTTGTATGAAGAATATCCTAGGTGTTTCTCGTAAGTATTCTCCAGCATCTTTTGATTGGGGAGATTTGCATTAGAGAACATAATGAGTTTACAGTCATTGTCTTTTGAGGAAATAGTCTCAAATGTAAAAGACAAAATACGAGCTAACCCTACACCTTTCTTAAAAGATACAGTGCATTCTTCGTTATAGACATGGATACCCTTAGGTGCATACCAAGGTCGCCCCCTTGACACTAGGGATGCCCCTAAGAGTTCCATAGTTTCAGAATCAAATACCGCGATAAGAGAATAATCCTTATAATCAGGATCATACTGATAGACAACGTTATAAAGGAAATTATAAGTTGTATCTTTATCGGAGTATTTACGGATAAAATTAAGGGAATCTTTATTATATTTTAATAACTCAATACCCTTATTAAAGATTTCATCTAAATAGACAATATCTTCTTTACCATGTAATAATCCAACCTTATAGGATTTACCTTTAGGATTATAAGAGATTTGTCCCTCGTGCAGAACCAACATAATCAATCTTAAGGGCTTTCTTACCCTTGTTCTTTTTACGTTCTTCAGTTTCTTCAGCACCTAACTCAGGAGCTTCAGGTTCAAGAACAGGATTCTCTATAGGAGGAGCTTGAACCTGTACATCAGGAACCTTAGGTTTACTAAAAAGACCACCCATTAGTCTTTATCTCCATTTTGTTGTTGTTTAAACTTCTCTTCAAGGAAGTGTACAACCTGTTGGATACCCATAAGAGTATCACGACTAGTTTCATACCAAACCATCTTACGAATATCAAAGACCTCCTGAATCTTCTCTAAGAGATCTTTAGGAACATAAGGGAAAGCTTCTTCTTCCTCTACTACCTTGTTTTCAATATCATTATCAGTCATAGTGTGTGTGAGTGTTATGTGTGTGTCAGTGTCTTAGACCGATAGAGGTTATTATATTCTATAGCCCCTATGGTCTTATATAGGTCATTTTACTCTTTATTAGGAGACCACAAAGGTGGTAGCTCACCTTCAGTAAACCTATGGAAATCCTCCTTACGAAGGATACGAGCCATAGTAGCCTGAAGGATAGCATCATCCTCAGTTAATCCTTGCTTGTTATAAGCTTTAACTACAGCATCCCAATAATTACCTTCAGATACCTCTGATAATAGTTTCTTAGCTTTTACAGGGCCATATGAAGGACATCCTCTATAACCATCAGTAGCATCCCCAACTAATGTCTGATACATATGCCAATAATTAGCTTCATCCTCAGAGATAGCCTTAAACTCACCCCTACCAAAATCAAAGAACTTAGCAGGGATAGTTTTAAAGTCTTTATCCATAGAGACAATTATAGAATCTTCATTAGTTGTAGCATAAATACCAATTAAATCATCAGCCTCTAAATACTTAATAGGTTTAACACAGGAATAGTTATTGAATACCCATTCAACCAAAGCTTTATAACAGGTTGGCTTACGGGTATTCTTTCGGTTACTCTTGTAGTCAGACAAATAGTGTTTCCTAAAGTTATCCTTGTCTGAGAAAAAGAATAACATATCATCTGTAGAATATTCATCTAAGGTGTGCTCATGGATACCCTCAAGGATGCCATCGAGGATACTAATAAATTGATCGATGGCGTCCTCTAGGTAAGCATGACACGTCCAAAGACCATCTCCCCAATCAATATCTTTCTGAACAGCGGAGGATGCTTTATAAGCAATAATATCCCCATCAACTAATAAATAGGGCTTATTAGGGTTGTTATTGGACATAGTATTTTCTTAGTAATCGTACCCTTCGTCGTCGTCTTTGTAGCGATACTTGTACTCGTAGTCTTCTAAGCATTCGTCTCTGCATACTCGTAGCTCTTCATCTTTATAAGCTTCATAATCTTCTTCATCATCTTCTTCATCTTCATCCAAGTCCCACTCGACATTGGTTTTGATGTCAGCTAACTGCAAAGCTCTTGTATAAGCTTCTTCAATGGTTGTATCCCAAAGGTATAACTTACTGCCACCAAAATAAATTTTAGCGGTTAAGATATACTCGTTACTTAAAGAGTCATGCTCGTATTTAAATCTAATATCCATCATTTTAATTTCCTTCTATTAGTGACATGAATACCAGTTATCTCCAATTTTACCCTCTGTATCTAACTGACAGTTAAACTTAAAGAACTCCTGAGTCTGTCTCATAGACTCCTGAGCAATTCGTACACAGTCTTCTGCGATTTCCTTAGTTCTACAGGCAACCTGTACCTCATCCTTACCGTTTCCCATATTGCTACGGGTGTCGGACTATCTCTTTACAGCCTATTGGTATTAGCTGTAGTAGGCATTTCGAGACTAGGGGAATCTCACCCCTAGCCCCTACGGTATATACCTAGTCTCTACACTTCCATTCTCGAATCCACTTACAAGCAGAGGAAAACGAGACACCAAAGACTTCACCTAGCTTAGTACCTGTACACTTATAAAGTTTCCAATACTCCTTAGCTTTAGCCTTCCTATCAGCATATCTAGTGGAGTTATGTTCGACTTTATGATCGACGATCTTAACTAGCCCAAGGTGACTAAGGTTACAACAGGCACGATTATGACACTTGTGATGAATCTCATAGCCTTCAGGGACTTCGCCATTAGCTTCTTCCCATATAAGTCTGTGAGCCATAATCAAGGGCTTTCTACCTTTACCCTTATACCTGTGATCTCTAATCCTTAGATAACCATCACGATTCAGTCTATGTGATGTGGAGACTATGCAACCGTTCTGATCCTTAATCAAGACCATAGGTTTACCACGCATAGTTCCTCCAATGTTTAGCTCGGGATTGCCCCATAAGGGTTTCCCCGAATTAACCTACTTTAACGTGCACAATGAAGTTTATGCACCCACGCCATCATAGCAAAGTCCCCATCCCAACCATGCTTGTAGCCTGCTTTACGCATATTCTCTTCAACAAGACACACCCACTTCTTGCAAATAAGGGCACCTGCAGACTGAAGGATTGTGTTCAGAGCTGAGTGAGGGCTTCTCACATAAACAAGGCGGCGATCAAGCCCAATAATATGATGGGTAATATCAAGATTATGGTTATCAGGGTGTACACGCTTTCTCCATTTTACTTTATTTACAGACCCTACCCACTCAGAGGATTCAACCAAGGCTTTCTCAATGGATGAACAAAGTTTCTTATATGCAGGAACAGACTTAAAGAATCTTTCCTTAAGTGCTTTACCGTCCTTTGCAGTACCGTTGATTACCTCACCAAGCTTACCATCACCCCCACCGTACAACATACAATAAATCATTGTTTTTGCTTGATCTCTTGTAGGTAACCCCGCCATCTTCTGATTATGTGTGTGAATATCACCCTCAAGAATTTCCTTTATGTAAGCACCATTGTCAAAAGGAAAAAGGAAAGACCCAAAGCACCGAAGTTCCAAACCAGAAGCGTCGATGCCTGCCTCAAACCAGCCTTTAGGCACTGTGAACAGAGACCTACACTCCTTACCGTATGGAGACCTTCCTGCAGGGACTTGTGCAACATTAGGATATGAATGAGTTGCACGACCAGTGACAGCACCATTAGGATTAACAGAACCATGTATGCGGTAATATCCATCTTCATCTTCCTTCATCATCTTAAGCCAAGCGTTGTCACCCTCAGCTAACTGTGCGATACGCTTGTTAATCAACAGGAAATCCAAGATTTTCTTAGTCATTGGGATGTCCATAGCACTCTTTAAGGTGTCTTCATCAACTTTAGGTGCACCCGTAGGAGTAATTTCCTCGGGAATCCATCCACGATCCATAAGAACCTTAGCTATATGAGCACGAGAATTAGGGTTGAATGTTACTTCTTCATACTGAGGATATGGAACACCTGCCTTAATACCCTTCTTTGCGTTATCTCGCTTATAGATCTTATCACCTTTGTAAACAGTCCAAGAGCCTACCTCAGAGACAAGATCATCATAAATTTCCTGTCTCTTAGCTGAGAGATCCGCATAGAGTTTTACAGCCGCATCCTTATCAAAGACAAAGCCATTACGTTCTTGTTTAGCCATTACCCAAGCAATATCATGCTCAAGTTGGATAGCTTTCAATGGATAACCCTTAGCCATCAGCTTCTTGAACAACTTAAGGGTAACCACAACGTCCTGTTTATTGTACTCATACATCTCAGGAGTGAACTTGTCCCAAGCATCCTCTTGTTCTCCATAAGTGCCCTTAAGTTCACCCATACGGTAACCATAAGCCTTCAAGCTATGAGAACCATAGAGCTTCTTAGGGAGTCTGCCTGACTTCATTAAGCCAATGTCGGTGTCCTTAATGTTCGCATATACCAAACGAGCAAGCACAAGAGTGTCGATACAGACATCTCGAACATCAAATGCAAACCTCTCACCCTTGAGCTTCTTAAGAGCAGGGATGTCGAATTTGCATATATTGTGACCAACGATATTGTAGCCACTAGTACCATACTTATTCAAGGCATCAAAGAACTCATTAAGATCAGTGTAGCCAGTGTACAAGTCAGTATAAGAATCGTACAACCAACCACACCAAAACCTCTTGGTGGTGTCTAACAGTCCATCAGTTTCAATATCGAATACAATATATTTGTCTTTTAAAGTCAGCATTTTCTATTCCTCAAATAGCCTTGCTAAAATAAAATCAGAACTCAGGGTCAAATAAAATCAGAACTCAGAGTCAGTAAAAGGACATTCGACTCCTTCTTCATAGTCCTCCAATCTTCCAGTTTCAACATTATATTTCAAGTGACCGCTTACACCAGTAAGGCCGCAGAAACGGTTCTTTAGGACTCTCAATGTCAACACATTGGGATTAGCTCCCTGTTGGTTTCTCTCAAGGCCAATCACCATGTCCGATAGCTGTGCAATAGCTCCAGACCCTCTAAGTTGACTCAAGGACACCTGAGCACCCTCTTCATGTCCCTTCTTATCAGGACGCTTAAGGTGAGACACTACGAACATTGTAGCACCTGTCTCTTCAACAAGGGAACGAAGATTAGTCATAAGCTTATCAATAGCTTTACGTTCACCTCCGTCCTCATCGGTATCCATGCCTGAGACCACAATAGAGATATGGTCAAGAAAGATACGTTTACAACCTAAAGATACAATCATGTACCTAATCTTACTAAGCAGATTACTTGAATCAAGTGACCCAAAGTGGTCGTACAGAAAGAATCTTCCGTTTCCAATCGTCTCATTAAAAGCTCTACTTCTGTCACTTTCATCTGCACATTCAGGATTGAGCAAGAGTCTTTTATTAAGACGAAGTGACATGAGTTCCAACCCAGTTTTTCTAGTAGATTCTTCAAGAGCAATAATTCCGCAAAGCTCTCCCCTCTGAACTCCAAAGTAGTATTCAAGTTCTCTGAGGATTGTCGATTTTCCCATTCCACTACCACTAGTGAACACATAAAGTTCGCCATGCCTGACTCCTTTAGTTTTTTCTTGTAAGGCTTTCCAAGGATACTCTACAGAATCCTTGAGATCATCTATATCTGTTACACATTTATCGTAAAGGTCAACACCTGCAACAATTCCATCAGGTCTATAAGGTTTAGCATTCCAAATAGATTGAAGTACCTCAGACCCCTTACCATTCAATAGGCACTCATTGGGATCCTTAAGGGGTAAGTTAGCAATGAAAGCTTTACCCGCAGGTAACACCTTAGCACAATCTTCACAAGCTTTACGACCAGGATCATCCATATCGAACATAAGGATGACCTCATCAAACTTATCAAGGTATTCTAGGTTAGCTTCTATAGCTTTCTTAGCGGCCTGTGCTCCATTGGGAATAGACACTACTGGCCATTTGTTACCCTGAAGTTGACTAACAGTAAGACAATCAATCTCACCTTCAGTAATGACGATCTTCTTACCATTAGCCCACAACTGAGAACCAAAGAGTCTATTAGAGATCTTACCTAAGACTGCAAATGACTTATCAGGGAACCTAAGCTTTTGACCTACGATATTACCATTGTCATCATAATAGTTAGCAACCTGACAGGGAGAACCTTTGTATTCACCTGTCATATACTTAAACTTAGAGCAGGTATCCTGATTGATCTTACGAGCATTAAGATTAGTGATGTTAAGATCACCAAGAGGAATACATTCTTTACTCACTTTCTTTCTCTCCGCTAATACTTGCTCACCGTCTCCTTCACTAGTTGGTTTAAAATAGGTGCAACAAGAATAACAATAACGATGCCCATCATCAAAGACACCACAGGCATCAGAAGACCCACAATTAGGACAAGGTTCATGATATAAGAACTTACTCTCTTGGTGATCTGTAGTCATATCTTCCTCTTAATTTAACTCTGCTTTACTGTTTTCTAAAAGGTACCGTAAGCTCTCCCATCCCATAAGATTGGCACTCTGTACGTAGTCGATATTGCGTAAGCAGGTGTGCTCAAGAGGACTCATATGTCCACCCTTATAGAGGCGTTCGAACAACTCAAGATCCTTATGAATATCAGGCTTAGATCCGTCATGGTTATTATAGCTTACTCGGGCACATCGTGCGGCTGAGATCTTCATAATCGTAAGGAAATCACAGTCATCACCAAGAAGCTCACAGTCATCCATAGTGATATAGGGGGCAGTGATTAACGTAAGGTCACCGTTAAGGATACTACAAAGAGAACCATCACCATCATAACGAGTAATATAACCAAATTCCTTATCCTTAAACTTATGCATCTCATTGTAGATAGCATTAGCTAAATCCTGCATCTCAGGTTGAGCGTCAGGGGCAAGACGAAGAGTAAAGAAGTTGTCCCATTCTGTAGCAGTAACAATCACATGGATGAACTGGAAAGGCTCAAGGATACGATTGATGTGTTGCTTGTGAATACCTAGTCTATCCATATCCTTAGCTATCTTACAGGCATTATGGGCCGCATCAAGCCAAAGATTATGGAAGGCAGTAGTAGTAGCTTCATCAGCCTCAGTCTCACCTACCATGCCTCTCTGATTCATGAAGACCTTAGGTGGGATGACAGGATTATTTTCAACCTGTTCAATCATACGCTTCACAGGGATAGCACGAGAGCTAGAGGCATTACGTGAGAACATACGGTGAGTCATAAACTCACTATGGATATAACGAGGATACGTAAGTTCAAACGTCCAAAGGTTCTCATAGTGAACCAAACATTTAGCAGTACAAATACTCTTCATTATTGAATGCCTCTTAAATAATCTATAGTTACTCTTCGTCAGGTTTGATGTACATGAATTTTTCAATATCTTCGAATATAGTAGCACAAGCAAAGCTAAATACTCTATATTCATTAGTGCGGGTTTTTACTATTACCCAATAGTTATTTGGGTTTTTATCCCACTTAGATTGTGGGTACCACACATATGGTTCTAACAGGTCTTCTTGCTCATCAAACATGCTTTTGTATACCGAAAAATATTCATTAGAACCTAGTTGTGGATCATAGAATGTGACACTTTCCCAAGGGTCTTTAAACTTAAATCTAAGAGTTTCTTGAATCAATTCATCAGTAAACCATGGAAACGTCTTCTTTAAGAGAGATAAACGTTCAGGATCTTTACAAACATATTTAGTCATATATTAGTTACTCCAACTGTTTTCTTTCAAAAATTCATCAAACAGTGGTTCAATCTCAGGATGCCTTTCATCAGCTCCCGACTCTGCCAGCTCATTGATATGCTCGTCACAGTATCGCGGTATGTACTCCTCAAAAAATCTTTCAAGGAGCCGTTCATATTCAGCTTCACGCTTTTCTTCCTGCCAAGACGGTTGCCAAAGATCCCCTGGGCCAGGACACGTACGAGGTGTTATCTTAGACATATTCACACGAAGCTCCTCTGAATGGTGTCTGACTTAATCTTTAGTTAACATATTCTTACGGTATTGAACGAACTCTAAGAGTTTACTGATTATATCAGGAGAATACGACATAGTGTACTGGATTTTAGGTAAGCCAGGGAATTTAGGCAAGAACATTCCGTACCCATCAAAGAATTTCTGATATGTAGCATTCCCGTCACATGATTCCCTGATTGTCTTAGAGGAAACATTAAGGTAGTATTCTGCCTTATCGAGATCCTGTAGCTCATCGTCTTTATAACCCGCACGAATCATATACTTTAAAGCACTCCCTAATGCAAAAGGAGCGTACTTAAGGATGTCGATAGGCTCAAGTTTTGCAGATCGTTCTACATAGTGCTTTGGGTTGTTTACTAAATCATATTCCATATCATGATTCCTAATATTCTTTATGTAAGTTAATTAAAGCATCTAGTCTTCTATTGGTGTCTCTGAGTATTTTAACACCTTCTCCGTGTAGCTCTGCACCTTCTGAGAGTAAGCTTCTACACTCGATGATTGACTCTTTAGTAATTCTTTTGGTATCTCGCAGGATCTTTTTGTTACCTGCATCGATGTTGTACTGCAACCTGTTAATCCGCTTATCAATAGCAGACTGCACAGCATCAGCGGTAGCAACGTCTTTAAGAAGTAAACTAATTGTTTCATCTTTCTTTTTAGTTACCTCATCAATCTTAGCTATGTACTCTTGTTGAGTCTTAACTAGGATCTCCCTATACCTATTGGTTTCATAGGAAGACCCTAGTGACAGACCTAAGAGAAAAGCAACACCTACCATAGCATACTTAAGAAAGTTAACGATTGTCATAGGTCAAACCTTTTCTCCGATAGGGGCCATTATATCCAAGTGGCTTTTCTAGCCTACTCTAACAAGGTCTCCGACCTCAATGTTAGTACCGTTAATTTCATCAAAATCAACCTTAGATAACTTCAGAGCCTTTTGAAAATCCTCAGTCTCATTATAGATTGCATACTTTGCACCAATGTCACGATACCACTCCTTAACATCAAAGCAGGGGCAATCTTTATGTACGTTAGGAAAATCTCTATGACCACATACAGAGACCTCATCTTTATATTCCCATCGCAGATAGTCTAAGAGTTGCTTTAGTGATTCCTTTTGTTCTTTCGTGAAGTTATCGACAGACTTGGATCTGTTATCAACACCACCAATAAGGCAAATACCGATAGAGTCACTATTATGACCGCTTACGTGAGCACCAATAGAATCTACAGGTCTCCCTCGTTGTATAGTACCGTCTGTACAAATTACAAAATGATAACCAATACCTAGCCATCCTCGTTGCCTATGCATCTGGTCAATAGTCTTCCACGTAAAGGAAGCTTTAGGCTGTGTAGCAGAGCAATGGACTACAAGGAATTTAGTTGTAGGTCTCTTCTTGTAAGACACAAAAGTTTTATGCTCCTCAATTTTAGGAGCTTTGATAGTAACTGTCATTTATTAATCACCTTTCTTAATCTTTTTATTCAGGAGTACACCATCAGGAATAGACTTGGGGGATTCCTTTAGCCACTCTTCAGGTATCTTCTTGTCCGCATAGAGATAGCCATTAGCTTCACAGAAAGAAGCATAGGTAGTCTTAGAGCCTTTATAGATCGGTGTTTTAGATCTACTAAAGACAAATCTGATGTCTAATTCAGGATGCTGTTGTTTGATTAGTAAATGCTTTTTACGATCTTCAGCGTCCCATATGCCCTTGGTCTCAATAATGATTCCATTAGGCAATACAAAATCGGGGGTATATTTGTGTTTACTTTCGGGTACTACATACTCCAAATAGAATTGTTCATATTTAGGATCAATAAAAAAGGACTTGAGTAAGTCGCTGTTGACCTCCTCAAGTCCTGATCTGTAAGTACCCTTATTGTGCCTACGCATATAGCTATAGGCGGCTTTTCGGGTAGTCATAATTATTATTATTGTTATTTGTTAGTGCCTAATTTAGAAATCCGTCGGATCGTCTTCGGAATCTTCCCAAGTAGTATCAGCCTTAGGTTCTTCCGAAGAAGCTTCATAACCTTCTTCTTCACCAAATCCATAGGACTCAGCAGAACCACCACCAGTGAATTCCTTAAGGTCGATCACTTGGACAG